TCTAAAGTCATTTTTCTTCTTTTGTAGATCAAACTATAAGGAAAATCACTAACTGCTTTTATCTCATAAGCTTGTACGTTCTCACCTTTTGTAAATGGGAAACTTACATCCTCAATTACAATTCTGTTAATATTTAAGATTTGTAAAGCTTCACACTTAACCTCTATAGCTTCAGCTGCTAAAAGATAGTTTCGCAGTTTTTCCATTTCATATCTAGGATATGTTTCAGCAGGCTTTCCTGTCATTTTTTTTCCTATCAGAGCTCCAGAAATAGTTATCTGATAATCATCAGTGCTAAATCTTTCCTTAATGCTTCCTATTTGGTTTTTTCCAGCCTTTGCAACTCTTCTTTTAGCGATTATGTTACTAGCAGAAATATTAATCATAGGTTCCCATGGTAGAAGCCACCAATTTTCATCTTTTGAACTTCTGAATGAAAATGGGAAAAACTGACGTTCTTCTGAAATTTCATTTTCTTCTACCCATATTTCAAAATCTCTATCATTTCTGATTTCAGAAACATTAGCATTAGAGCTTCTAACTGGCAAAAAATTAATTGGAGGCAAAACATGCTTTGATAACTCATTTTGAATTGTTTCAAAACGTGGGAGTTTTTCTACTACATTGCTTCCTAACAATGAAGCCATTAATACATTTTCATTAGTAAGTTTCATTATCCTGCGGCTGTTATTGCTGAACTTGTAGCTCTTAATAATTCATCTAAAATTTCTTCAGACATTTTTCTTGATGCTGAATCTTTAGAACCATTATAATTTTGTATTCCTACAAGTTCTCTAATGTTTAGAGTTATATAATTATGCTTAGTACCACCACTTGCGATGGATTCAGATATATTTTTTCCTTTTTCTTTTGTCTCTTTTGGAGTTGAGCCACTACCAGTTCCAGGAACTACTGCTCCAGGGATTGTAGTAGGCGCTACAATTCCAGAATTAATATTTACTCCTTTCTGTGACTTTGTTAAATTTTTGGTATAATTTGCAGATAGTGAAGCTCCATTATTCATGGCTTTGCCCCAACCTGAAGTAAACTCTTGTGCAGCTTCTGTCCCGGACTTATAACCTGTAAGATCTATTACAGCATTTTTTCCTGTTTCCCAGGCTTCCTTCCAGTCACCTTTAAAGAATGAAAGTAAGGCGCTACCAATTCCAGTTATACCAGATAATAATTCTTTGAAACGATTAATCACAAAATTCTTAATTACGTTTCCAAATAGCTTTAAAGCTTCCCAACCTTGGAAAATAATTTTTCTGAAACCTTCAAATTTTTTCCAGGCTAAAACAACTCCTGCAACTAATGCAGCTATTGCAACTACAGTTACGCCAATAGGATTTGCAGTCATAGCAGCATTCCATAACCATTGCGCTCCTGTAACAACTTTAGTCCATAATGCAGATATTTTTTGTTTATTGGTAACAAAACTTATAGCTTCTCCTACACCTGTAAATAATGGTGCTAAATTTGCTGCGTCTCTACTTGCATCTGCTAATACTGAGGCATATCCTAACCAACCATTTGAAGCATTGAATAATGTTATTTTAACATCATCAATCTGGGCTTTTAGCCTTGCATTTTTTTCAGCTGGTGATTCCATCACTATTGCTGCTTGTTCATAAGCTGAAGACGTTCCTTTCACAGCTTGTGTTAAACGGTCCATTTCTCCAGTTTGAGAGATTAATGCAAGTGCTGCATTTTGATTCTCTTTGCCAAACATTGCAGATAGTAGAGCGGTATCATTGAGTAAAGGTTTTAAAGTCGCCAATCTTTGACTTAATGACAATCCAGGATCATTCAATTTATTGATGTCAATACCTAAACCTTGTAAATTTTCTCTAACTTCTTTTGGTAAAAATCTTCCTTGTGATAATGTAGCGAGAACATTACGTAGTGCTACACCTCCTTCAGCGCCCTTTTTACCTGATTTATCTAATACTTGAATTGCAGCATTCGTTTCTTCAAATGCTACATTTGCCGCTTTTGCAGCCATACCAGAATTTTCTAAGGCTTGTTTTATTTGTGGTAATTCTGCTGAACCTTCTCTAGCTGAAGCTGCCATAACATTCATCATAGCTGCCATTATTTTAGAAGCTTTCGTAGGATCATCTAAAGAAATACCATATTGATTCATTGCAGTTGTTAATACTTCAGTAGCTGCAGTAGTATCGCCGCCCATCAATTTAGAAGTATAACTCACTGTATCTCCCATGCTTTTTAAAGCTGTAGGAACTTTTGCAATCTCCGGGGATAATTGCGACAAAATAAGTTTATAAGATTCTACACCTTGTGCTGCAGAACCTCCAAATGTTTTTGCAGATTGACGAGCATAACCCTCAATTTCTTTTAATTTATCTCCTGCAATTCCAGTTATTGACTGCAAGTCTTTCATATTACTTGCTAACTTAATACCTGGTTCATTGATGCTATTGATGCCATCAGCGACACGGTTTACGTTATCAATGATGGCATTAAGTTGAATAGCATTAATTTGTTTTTGAATAGAATTTACTAAACCAGAAGTTTTTTTTTGCACATCATTAATCACTGCAAGAACTTTGTTTTGTCCCTGCATTCTTAAAGATATATCATATAGCAAATTTTCACTCATTACGCTGGTTTTCTAAATTTCTAACATATTTTAGTTCAGCAACTCTGGCTGCATAAACTTCGTCTGATAACAGGCTTGGTTCTATGTGGAAGTAGTAGCGTAACTGAGCATCTAAAATTCGTAATCTTTGATTTTCAGTTACCGCCGCCTGTTCTATAGCTTTACTACTTCTACTTCTACAATTCCTACTAATTCTGAAAGCTTTGCAGAAATTGATAGAAATAAACCAGTATCTGTTTTAATTTCTTCGTCTCCTGCAACCCAACAATCTTGAAGGATAATATCATTATACTTCATAGGATCTGTTTGCGCTGCTACTGAGGCATAAGAAATAGTTTTGCGTGATGGTTTTTTGAGAATTGCAAATTTTTCTCCTACTTGATAATGGAATAATTCACCATGTTCTTTTTTCCATTGTTCAATTTGCTCTTTTGAAGGTTTATTTTTCATTTTTAAACTTGGTTTTTAATATCAAGACAAATAAATGGCAGTGTTATTTCTGCAAATTTGTCTCCCTGGTTAAACTCTTTTCCTGCTTCTGTGAATGCTAATGTTTCAATTCTATCTGTGATCATTGCATCTCCAGTTGAAGGATTGCCGTAACACATTAGAGCATCTAAGCGTAAACTTAAAACAGTGCCTTTTCCAGCCTTTACAAGTTTTTCGTAATCAGATTGAAGCACTGCTATTTCACCCTCATATCCTATGTTTCCGGTTTGGATTTTTTGAGGTTTTCTACCTTTTCCGTAGATAGCTTCACGTTCTGCTTTTTCAGAATATTTAATTCTTCTGAAGCCTACAATATCTTTTCCTCCTAGAATTAGAGTAAGATCTCCCCACTCATATTCTCTGTCGTTAATAATTACACTCATGGTATATATTATGTTGTTAAATCAAACCCTAGTAAAATGTCAATCCATCTGTTAGTTCCATAAGGACGTACATTAACAGAAATTTCTAGTTTAGATGTTTGGCTAATATTCTGTGAAGGATTAACAAAGACTTTTACACCTTTATCATTCTCATCAGTAGAGTTTTTAGACAAATCATTTCCCATATTAGTTGCAATAACTCTCTCAATTGTAGATTCTACATTTTTGGCATAAATTGCATCTATTGTTCCATCTGGATTAACTGGCACTTCGTCCATAAGAAACTCTAGAGAACCTACATAAGAGAATCTATAAGCTTCATTAATGGTTCTTCTGTTTGTGATGTAATGATAGTCATCAGAAACAGGACAAGCCATATTAGCGTCCATAATGAAATACCCGGCTTTGCTCTGGTGAGTTGTAAAAGTGATAAATCCTTTATCGTAAAGAGCTTCAGTATCAAAATTTTGAGCTGGAGTATCTTTTAAGAAAATTTTTGAAGCTTTAAGAGCTCCGTTTGCAACTTTTCCTGGATTAACTTTTACAGGATATGCAGCCAATCTACCTGCGAGAACTCCAACTGCTGCACCTTTAGAACTTGTAGCGGAAGAATAACTTTCTGTATCACCAATCAAAATTCCTACTGCATTGTGATTTAATGTTTTTAAATCAGTTAAGGCCGTTTTATCGCCATCAAAAGCATAAGCTTCTATAATGGTGAAGTAAGGTGCATATTTAGCATTTGTATAGCTCTCGAAAATTTCTTGTGCTTTTGTAGCAGCAACTAAAACATCAGCGTCCATTCCATTAGTTACTACAGGAGCTACACTTGAATCATTAACTGTAAATACACCTCTTATTTTACCTAAAGCTGCATTTAATAAATTTTCTACTGGCGCTACTCCAGATACTTTTGTAAAGAAATCTGATACTTTTTTAGTTTTTGCAACTCCATAGATCCAAAGTTCTGAACCTTCACCAGCTTCAGCATAAAATTCTGAAACCGCTTTATAAAGTCTATGGTTATCCAGGGAATCTGTAATCTTCAAATCAGCTAAATCTTTAGTTGATTTAAGCTGATATGCAGTGTCTAACTGAAATCCACCTACTACAGCAACTGCAGAAGCCATTAAGCCAAAGCAACCTGTATCTAATGGAGTAACCGCACCGATTACTCCATTATTAAATCCTATTGAAATTTTAGGCTTCATTTGTTATAAATTTTCAAGTTCAGAAATTCTCTTAACTAAAGCATCTACAACAGATTTTCTAGGTTTATCCATTGCATTTTCAGCTTCTAAAGTTGCTTCTGCTGTTTCTAATTCCATTTCTGGAACCATAGCAATAATTTCAGCTGCTGACTTTGGTTTTTCTACTTCAGCTTTACGTTCCACCGTTTCAACTTTTTTGTTATCTAAAGTTTTAGCATGGTTATAAGCCGGACTTTCTGTGAAGAATTTTTCACCATCACTGGTTTGGTAATACTTTTCTAGATTTGGATATTTTTTAAAAACGTCACTCATTGTTTTGTTTTTTTCCGTTTAATTGTTTGTATTTCTTCAGCTCTTCAAGTAGAGCTCTGTTTTCTTCAGCTAACTGATTAAATTTAATTTCAAGACTGTTTAAATCTGAAATTGCTTTTTTATACAACTCATTCATTCTGGTTGCTTCATCAGTTGCAGCTTTCCATCTATTCGCTATGTCTTCTAGTTGCTCTCGGTAAAATTTAACGGCCTTCTCAACATTGTCAAGTTCACTGGTTTGAACGTCTGCGAGGTTTTTCCGTCTGGCCGCAAACCAAGTCCCAACTGAAGTTAATAAGCCGAAAAAGGCCGTAATAATTACCTCAGTCATAGCTATAGTAAAATTGCTCCAATTTGCTCGCTCTTCGCAGGGCACGCAATGAAGTAATGTCTGTAGTTTAACTTGTTAGTTTGGTTTTCTGGATCTGATGCAGCCGGGCTGTAGTATTGTTTTGTCATACCAGTTTTCTTAGCGATATTGGTAGAAACAAAAGCAACTGAAGCTCTCTTATCAGTTTCTCCAGGAATAGAACCAAAAGCTTTTTTAGCTCCTGCTGAAGTGTAATAAGGATTTGCTACATAAGAGTAGATTTCGAAGCCAGCAATCATTGGCGCTACTTGACCAGTGTTAAGATTTGCGAGTAAATTCCCAAATCTATTTCTATCAAGTAAAAGTGTATTTTCTAACTCTGTAGATAATACTAATCTTCTACCTTCTACAGGGAATTCTGCAGCATCAAATTTGGCTTTTAAGTCTACAATTTTATTGTAGGCTGCATCTGCTTTTTCAGAACCTGTAGTAAGTCCAGATAAATCTAATGTTAAAACAGGAGTTTTTGCAGCATCAGCTGAAGGCGCAATTGCATGAATTGCTTTACGATATTTTGCAGAATTAATCTGAACAACGTGTCCTCTAGTTGCTGAATCAATTCTAGCATAAGAAGCTCCCATGATTTGATCATCAGATAAAGTAGTTACTTTAGTCTGGAATTTATCTAACTGAATTGTAACATTTGAATCATCAAATGCTTGTAAAGCAATCGGATAAGTAGTATTGTTAATCAATACTTCAGGTTGAAAAGTTTCAACAGGTAAATGAATTAAATTTGCTTCAGATGCAGTACCTGAACCAACTTCTAAAACTTCTGTGTCTAGTTCTGCAATGCCGTCCAACCAAGGTGCTACATTTTGTGTAGTTAATAGTTGAATTACTCGGGCACTCCAAACTTCAGGAAAATTTTGTGGCATTGTTATAATTTTTTGTGGTTAAACATTTTAAAAAAATCACTCACTCAATAAGTGAGTGATTTCAATTGAAATTTTGAAAAATTTACTTGAAAAGAGCTTTGTATTGTTCCGGTTGTGTTGTTTTAAATTCCAACTGAGCATTTAAATCTAACTTTTGGAACTCATCTAAAGTTTTAATTTCTAATGCAGCAGCAGGAACCACTTTTCCAGACAAATTCGTTTTTGATGGAAGTAATGCAACCGTAGATTTATATAAATCTGGGAATTCTGAGTGAAGCTTAATATACTCCTCTCTCTTTGTAGCATCGATTTTTCCAGCTTTAATGTCTGCATCTACAGTATCAGCAGAAAGTTTCGCTCTTTTATCTGCTTCTAACTGCTTAAATCCTTCAATCATTTCATTAGACTTGTCTAATTCTGATTTAAGATTTACAATTTTTTCATTCACTAGATTTTCTTCATGCTCTAGTGTATTCCCAGGCAAACCAAGTGCCTGAACCGCGTTAAGCGTTAATAGGATTTTTTTCATAGTATTATGATTAATGAATTTTGAAATTTCACCTGCTGACAAAAGAATTTCTGAAACTTCATTAGAAAGTAATTCTCTAATATTATTTTCAGTTGCAGCATATAATTTGACATTTAAAGCATTCGCATTGTTTGGAATTGCGACAATAGATAATTCTAATGCTTCAGATTTTATGAGGTCGTAAACACCGTCTGGAGCTTCTACGAAATTGCTCATATTGAATGGATCTAATCCAAGAGAGCACCCACGTAGAAATCCTCTCTCTACTTTTCCGGCAATCTCTTTTGCTCGCGGATCCTCTTCATCAAAAACTACATAAGCTGTAAGTAATGGTCCTTCGTAAGAAAAATCTTCTAATCTACCTATTACAGCCCAGTTAGAATTAATGTGACCGTCTAATACAACAGGATTAGCTTTTAATCTAGCAAGGTCCAGCCCAGAGTTTTTCACTCTGAAGCCGAACTGATTTACTTTTGTTTCATCGTTAAGTACAAATTTGTGTCTAGGCATTGCAATTGTTTTGCGTCTTATTTAAAGCACAAATTTTAGCCTATGTTTTGTCATTAAAAAATAACTGTAAAGAAGCTTAACACATGTGTATAGCTACTTTACAACGTTGTTCAGAAGCTAAACACATTTTTTTTATCCCAATCATATAGAAGCAATTTTGCTGTACAATTCAATAGTATGGGATTAAAAAAAACAGAACAGGAAGAGTACGCAAAACACCTTTATACTGAGAAAAACTTATCTCAAAAAGAAATTGCACAAAAAGTAGGAGTTACAGAAAAAACATTAACCAAATGGATTAATGCGAATGATGGTGCATGGAAAAAATTAAAGCGTTCCCTTACCACTACAAAGGCTGCTCAGATTAAATCTTTTTATGACCAACTTGAAAGACTTAACCAGGAAATTGAAAACCGAAAAATCGTCTATGACGTACCGGCTTATCTTTTAAAACCGATTAAAGTTAGAGACAAAGAAGGGAATGAAACTCTAGAATATCCAGAATTCAATGAAAGCGATTACCCTATAAAAATAGGCAATTTCCCAACAAGTAAAGAATCTGATTCCATCACTAAAATTACTAATGCAATCCAGAAATTAGAAGGTGAAGCTTCCATTGGTGAAACCGTGAACATTGCTATGGATTTTGTAGAATATTCTAAAGAAATAGATTTCGAGTTCTCCAAAAAAGCTTCTGAAATATTTGATATGTACATCCGAGAAAAAATGAAATAATGGCAAAGCAGAACGATAAAAAGGCGTTTGAAAAATGGCAACTTTTTAAGGATAACATTTCTAAATCTACTCCTGTTGACCTAAAAGAAACGCAAATCGAAAAACAAAAAAGGATAGCTTTACTTGAAGCTGATCCGGAAAAATGGTTTGCTTATTATTTCCCATCATTTTATACTGCAGAACCAGCGCCTTTTCATAAAAAAGCTACCAAAAGAGTTATTCAGAATTCTGAGTGGTTAGAAGTTCGTTCCTGGAGTAGAGAGCTTGCAAAATCTGCAAGAACTATGATGGAATCATTATATCTGTCATTTACCAAGCGTAAAAAAACATGGCTAATTGTCAGTAATACTGAAGACAATGCAAAGAGATTACTTGCACCATATAAAAATATTCTGGAATCTAATAATCGAATCATTAATGATTATGGAGTTCAAAAAAATATAGGAAAATGGGAAGACGGCGAATTCACTACTAATTTCGGATTTTCATTCCGCGCATTAGGAGCCGGACAATCTCCCAGAGGTACTAGAAATGATGCAGATAGACCAGACGGAATCATTATAGATGATTTTGATACTGACGAAAAATGTAGAAATAAAGATCGTGTAAAAGCAGATACTGACTGGATTCAAGAAGCTTTGATTCCTACACGTTCTGTAAGCAATGATTTATTAGTTATTGTAAATGGAAACATTATCGCAAAATATTGCACCATAACAATTTTAGGTGAACTAGCGGATTGTTGGGACATTGTAAATTTAACAGACAAAAACGGAAAATCTACATGGCCACAAAAAAACACACCTGAAGCAATTCACAGAATGTTTTACAATTCTAAGGGCAAAAGAAAAGTTTCTAAAAAAGCTCAACAAAAAGAATACTATAACAATCCAGTTGCTGAAGGTGATACTTTTACTGTTATTAATTATGGCAAATGTCCTCCATTGAAAAAATGTGAGAAAATTGTTACCTACATAGATCCTTCACCATCTAACAATAAAGAAAAAAACAGCTCTTCTAAAGCTGTGGTTATTGTTGGATTATTCCAGGGCAAATATTATATCTATAAAGTTTGGTTAGGCAAAGCTACTAACAAAGAAATGGTAAACTGGATTACACAGGCTTATCATTATTTAGAGCGAAATGGTATTGATACTAAGAAAATGTTTATTGAAAACAATACACTTCAAGGACCACACTACGAACAAGTTATAAAGCCGCTTTTAGAAAATTACAGAAAAGAAACTGGAATCAAATTACCTGTACGAGAAGACAGACGAAAGAAAGCCGACAAATTTGATAGACTTGAAAACATGGCAGATGATAATAATGATGGAAACATCATTTTCAATGAAAAAGAAAAAGAAAATCCTATGATGGTAGAAATGGAGGATCAATGGTTAGGAGTTTCTAAAAATTCCAAAGAAATGGACGGACCAGATGCTGTTGAAGGGGCTAAAACGATGATAGATACTAGAGTTGTAAAAGATGATTTGAGTTATGCTGCAGGAATGATTGAAAATAGAAAATATTAAAACTATGTTTATAACAGTTGACGACCTTAAAGGAACTATTTACGGTTACCAAAGAGACGAAATTACAAACGGAAATAATGATATTACACTTCAGGCAATTGCAGCAGCAGAAACTGAAGTACGAAGCTATATTTCTGGTAATTACAAGAAAGAATGGAAAGATGGCCGATTGATTTATGATGTAGAGGCAATTATGTCTGCTACTGGTTCAGATAGAAACGCTCTTATAGTTGCTCATACTGCTACTATTGCAAAATTCTACTTAATAGAGTTATGCAATGCTGATGTAATCTATGAAACTGCAAAAGAAAGATATGATCGAGCCGTAAGTTGGTTAAAACAACTCGCTAAAGGTGAAATTTCTTTGCCTGATTTACCTTTATTAAATCCACCAGCATTAGATCAAGACGAGCAATTTCCGTTCGCTTATGGTTCCAGACAAAAATTTAACCACGAATAAAATGGCAACTGTAATTATAACATACGAAGCAAAGTGCAAACATTGTATTTTTTTTAGATATAAAAGTATTTTGAAAAAAAACGGTGAAAAATCTAAAAAAATGCAAGCTTATTGTGATAATAAAAAAGCTAAATATTTTAATGAAAATCTAACATTAAAATCTAAAGCTTGTAATGATATTGAACTATGAGAAAAGTTATAAGAATAGTTAGTTTTTGGGTGGATGTAGATATTTTAGGCTTTCCTAATATAATCACTCATAAATATGAAGATTACGAAGTAAATCATTCTCAATTTTTTAAAGCTTATTCTAAAAAATAAATCAAATGAGTAGAAACAGAAATAGAAATAAAGGTGGGAATCACCAATTAGCAGCTAAAACTTTAATGAAAAGCAGCTCTACAAAATTATATCCTCAATTAGTAGATAAAACAATTTCTCAAACTAGACAGGATATTGCTAAAATGACGGCTGCACGTAATTCATTTCTAAATTCAGATAATCCTTCTGTTTGGCTTTACTATAATTTAATTGACCAGATTTTAGATGATGCACATCTAAGCTCTCAGATAGAAAACAGAGTTCAGGATTCATTATCCGCTATCTTTAATTTAAAAAAGAAAGGTGGAGAAGTAGACCAGGAGCTGACAGATACATGGCAAAATTCTGAACTCTTCAATTCACTCATTACTGAAATTATCTACTCCAGATTGCAAGGAAATTCTTTAGTAGAATTAGAGTGGAAACAAGACGGATTAAATGAGCCGAAATTAACATCTAATCTTATTCCTAGACAAAATGTAATTGCTTCAAAAGGTTGGTTTTTACCTGATTATAATGATGATAAAAAAATCCCTTACCGAGAATTACCAGAATACGGAACCTGGTTATTAGAATTTGGCAAACCTAAAGATATGGGACTATTGAATAAAGCAATTCCACACGTTTTATTCAAAAAATTTGCTACTTCATGCTGGTCTGAATTATGTGAAATCTACGGAATACCGCCACGCGTTTATAAAACAGACGCGTCAGATCCTGCTGCAGTTTCAAGAGGAAAAAAAATGATGCAAGACATGGGTTCTGCAGCATGGTTTATTATTGATTCTACAGAAGAGTTTGAATGGGCTAAAGGCGTAGATACTAACGGAGACGTTTATAACAATCTCATAAAACTTTGTGAAAACCAAAATTCGCTGTTAATATCTGGAGCTATTATTGGTCAAGACACGAAAAACGGTTCTTATAACAAAGATGAGAGCTCACAAAAGATGTTATCTAAGCTAGTTCTTGCAGACATGGCAATGGTAGAAATGTACATGAATTCTAAAGTAATGCCAGCATTAGCCAGAATTGGTGTAATTCCTTCTGATTATGTTTTTGCATGGGAAATCTCAGAAGATTTAAGTACACTTTGGAAAAGAACTGTAGATGCTCTTAATCATTTTGA